GTGCAACAGGTAGGACTTGAACCTACGATTACCGAATTATGAGTTCGGGGCTTTAACCAACTAAGCTACTGTTGCTCATAATAATATCATTATATATATTAAATATACAACAGTCAATAGTATTAAAATTTATTATTTTCGTAGAAACCTTTTGTATGAATAAATCCAGGCAATACATACCTAATTGGTCCAGCTTGTGGTGAATTTACTCCATGTTCAAATTCATCAGTTCCTGGAAAAATTAATAAAGATCTAGCTGGTGGTTTTATTTCAAAATCTTTATTTACAAAATAAAATTCTCCACCGTTATAGTCATCATTTAAATAAATAATTGATGCATATTGAATGGATGGATCTGTATGTATGTCTGTATGTGCTTTTAAAGGAACACCTTCTGTTTGTCTTTGTACGCTTCCAAAACCCCTTATATCTAAATTTTCATATGTTTTTAAAACATCTTTTAATCTAGATGTAATATTTTTCGATGCAGTAGTTTGATGTATTGCAATAATTTTATCAGACCAATTTTCTGTTATTTCAAACTTACCTTCTTTAACTAAATTTTCAACATCATCTCTACCAAATTTTTCTATACAAAAATTTTTTAAATTTTTGGTATATTCTTTTTCCCAATCTTCTTGAGTACTTTTTTCAGCTAAATTCATTAAAAAATTTTGTTCTTCTTGAGTTATAAAATTTTCTACAAGAAATACTTGATCCATAAACTTTTGAACCTTATAACCATTTTCAATAAAACTAGATATCACTACGAGCCTCCAACATTATTTTTTCTACTATTTGTTGAACATACTCAGAAAAATGTTTTCTGATATTACCAGCTGGTCTATGTCCTAGACTATTCCATATTCTATTATATTCTGTAATGTTTGAAAATGTAGTTGGGCATACCATAATTCCATTATACTCTTTAAGTACAGTTGGTAGTGGAACATGTTTTCCGCAACATTTACATTCTTTTGCTTTTTCTTGATATTCGCTCATAACGTAGTCATTCTTTCTAAGGATTCTGCTAGATGATCTGGCATCCTTGGTGCCCTGATCATATTTTGTACGAACTCTTCTTCTTTTGGCGGATTGAAGTCATTATCAAAACTCATAGATTCGTATGTATGAATTTTAATTTCATTATTTGACTCAAATCTTGTTTTACTAATAGCATTATATATTGATCCACAAACAGCATCTGCTAAGTCTTTAGAACCTTTTCTTGGGTGGTCAACCCTATCTCTCATAATTTTTAATTGTAAAAGTTCATCTATTAATAATGGAATATGTGGACCTTTTAATCTTTCTTCTAAAACGACCATTGCCATATCATCATAATGTTTTTTAGCGACCGACAGAATCTCTGTATTGATGCCATATTGTTTTAGTTGTTGCATCATGTCATGAGAGTTCCATCGGTCAAATGTACAAACTTTTATTTTAAATCCTTTTGTTCTTAAAGATAATATATAATCTTTAACCTCAGTAAAATCTACAGATTTATCTGCTGTTGGTGTCCAATATCTTACTGCATCAACTTCTACAATTGGTGCTGGTTGTGAGTATGTATCCGTTAACTTCACATTAACCCATTTTTGTACATGTGCTAAAGATACTGCACAATGGTCATGTTTTTGTGCTAAGTCTACATGTATAAAATAATCTTTATCTGGGTCTGGGGCAAACCAGTTTTCAAATCTTCCAAATTGATCAATTGCTAATGCTGTATTATTAAAAGCTATTTCAATTTTTTCTCTTGATTTAAAAAATGCATCTATGGCTTCTGGTGGCATGCAAGCAAATCTACCTAAAGCATCCATAGAGTTTTTATAAAAAGCTACTTTAAAATCTTCAATGCTTCTTGTGGGATTGATCTCCCATGTTGGCCTTCTTAATGCATATACTTTAGGAATAGAATAAGATATTATATGATCTTCTTCCCATTCAATATCAAACTCATTACCTTCCGTTCCATCAGGTAAATCTAAATCCATTTTAAATCTATGGCTTCTAGTAATTGTTTCTTTTTCTGCAATTACTGAATCATAAAACTTTTGAATTGGATCATTTTTAAAACGAGGAAATGAAAGCAAAATAACTTTACCAAAATCTGGGAAACGAGAATCTACCGATGCACGATACATATCATATATAGCGTCAGCAGTTTTTGCTTGATCATGACCAGTTGTATTTTCTGTAGCGAAACCAGATATTTCGTCAAGAATAACAATAATAACGTTATAGCCTTCCCATGCTTCACGTTCAGAGTGACCAGAATGAACTGTAATAGATTTATCAAACTTCATTTCGGAAGCTTTATCTGTATATTTTCCAACAAACCATGGTGACTTTTCAATGCGTGTTTTAAACCCTTTAAAAAAAACATTGTTTGCCTGTTGTGCGTTAATAGCAATATTTAAAATATCAATTGCATCTCCTGGTGGTTTTCCATAATATGATGCAGGATCCTTAAGACATAATAGCAAATATACAATATATGCTACAGCAATAGTAGATGAATAATCTTTTCCAGAACCTTTGCCTAATTGTGCGATAACTTCATTAGCAGTTTGTTTAAATATACGTCTGCCTTCGTCTTCACCAAATAACTTAATTAAAGTAGACTCTTTATAAATTTGAGATGATTTTTCAATTAATGTATATTGATGCTCTGAAAGTGGTGGTAGCCCAAGATATTCTGGACTGGTAACGAATGTTCTTAAATCTACTGGGCGCTCTTCAAATTCTTCATTATCTAAAATATCTATTATATCTGCAAAATCAAATGACATTATCTATATCACTTTCATTAAAATAATGAGCTGGTTCTCCAGGTGTTCCTTTTGGCACTTTAATAATTTCATATAGATGATTTGAGTGAGAATATCTAACATCACTAATTAATTTATTTACTTTATGTTGACAATTTTTATCTGGTCCGTGGATTACAAGATCTCCCTTTTTAGGCTGGTAGCCTACATTTTGAATAGGATAATATAGATCTCCACCCTCAAATTCATTAAAATAAAGTATAAGACCCATAACAATATTTTGTCTTAACTCAAATTCTTCGCCTTCTTTTAAATTTTTACTAGCTTTTACTATTTCTTTGTAATCATGATCATCTGAATGCAGTCCCCAAGACTGTCCTTTTAACATTCTTATTATGCTTAAATTGTCACCTAAATATATTTTATCATCAAGAATATTTTCAATTCTTTTTTTTATTGGAACTAATAAATCAACACTAAAATCATACCACTTATGACCTTCACCATCAATAGAAAATCTACCCATCCATTTATCTTCTTGAAATGTTTTAATTAAAGAAAGTATCTGATTGCATTCTTGCTCTGTAACAAAATTATTATATACATAAATATTATCACCAATTGTTTTAAATCCATTTTTATTGAACATCTTCTATTTTTTCCTCTTGAATAATAATTGGTTCAACAATACCCGTAATTTGAGATAATCTTTTAGCAACATCCATTTTACATTTAGGACATGTAGCAGTTACTTCTTTTAATATTTTAACTAATATATCTTGCTTATGTTCAGTCTCAGCAATTTGTGCTGCAATTTCAGCATTATCTAATACGCCTACTTCTTTAAGCATGGTAATTCTTTTTGTTTCAATATCTGAAATTAATTTAAGAGCATTAGCTTTAACATTTAATTGACCTGCTTGATCAGCATCCTCTACAGTTTTCCATGCTTCTTTAATTAGCATTGAGTAATGTTGATCTGCTCCTGAAATAGCCTCTTTAGCCCGTTCTTTAGAACTTGTATCGTTGTATACGACCGCTTTCCACTCATCTATAAGTTCTACTACGTCAGATCGTTTAAAGCCCGTTAGAGAGGCAATCTGGGTCGGATTATTGCCTTTTAAAAGTTCGGCAACAACTTTATTCATACGATCAAAATGATCAGATAATTCAATTTCCATATATATGAATTATAATTCTAGTTGACTAAAATGTCAATTAGATTTGGCTATTTTATACAATATTAAATAACCAATTAGGTCATCTATATCATTATCTCCTGGGAATCCTTGGGCATTTTTAACCCTATTTAATTTATCATCTATTCTTACTTTTAATTGTTCTATATTATCCGCTGTTGAAAATAATCTAATTGGGGACAAAGCTGAATCTCCATATGATATATTTTTTTCAATAAGCATTTGAGCCACATCCACACATGCATTTAATATTTTAATTCCAGAAGGTGCTGATAATGAATGCATATATAATTCATCATATATAAATTGCTTACTGTCTTCAAATACTGGTTTTGGCATTATCTTGTACCCCTAACTAATGGATCTTCAATCCATTGAATATAATTTCCGTCATTCCATTTTTGACTACCGTAAATATGTTTAACATCAATAAAATGAAATATCCGCCAATTTTCTCCACCATAACAGTGGAACTTATATAGTTTAGCATTATCTGAAGAGTTTAACAATAGATGATCGCTAATTAAATTATTTACTTTAATATCTAAAGCTTTAATAATACCTTCAGTCCATACTGCTGGTCCTGTATGTGTATGAACAAAATGTGGTGACCCATATGTTGGATTAATTAATTTTTCTTTAATTGTATCTAAAACTGATTTTAATATTGGATTTCCAGCAGATGCAGCAAATGTCCATTGACAAAAATGAAGATCAGTTTCAGGACAAACAATCATTTCGTATTCTTCATTTAGCCATACATTAATTGGATTCAAGCATTCTGTATCTAAATCCGTATAAACTCCACCATATTTATAGATGACCATATATCTCCATAGATCACCACGCATTACTCCTACTGGAAGTCCAATAAATAAATCGTGCCACTCTTGCCCATATTCTTTTAAAATAAATTGTGCAGCTTGACTATCATCCATATATCTATATTCATATTCAGGATTTAATGTCTTCCATGTATTTACTGCATCCAGCATATATGGTTGTAATTCATCAAATGGATCTTTGTAAGTTTGCCAGATAATCTTTGGAATCATTGATTATCAAATTTCGCTATGAATACTCCTGTCACTGGAAATTCTTTATGCTCTACAATTCCTTTAAAAGTTTTTAAAACTTTTTCGGTATTCCAATCTTCTTCTACATGAACCTCATATGGATTTCCATTAATTGCGTCTTGATGATAATGGATAATAGGAATAGAAATAATAGCATGTCTTGCTTGTTGAGATATTCTGTCCCAAAGTTCAACCGCTGAATCTTCAGACATGTGCTCTAATACATCTCCAAGTATTACAAGATCATATGCAAAATTTGTTAAATCTCTTACATCCATTGCAAATAATTTATCGTATCTGTTTTCCAGATCAAACTGATCTATATATGGTTGCCATACCTCTACTGCATTTACTACAACCCCAGCACCTAAACCTTGTCTAATTAAATCAAGGTACACTCCTTGACCAGCCCCCACATCAAGAACCGTTGTAGGTTTTAATTCAACTATTTTTTCCTGTGTCCATGGTTTATTGGTTGGATCAGAGAATCCCATTTAATATCTTCCTATCTTCTTTTGTTTGAAATGTTGATTGCACATTTACAATTGTACATATCTCATTTATTGTTGGTTTAACTGTGTATATATTTAATGCATGTTTTTGTCTAAACATAAACCAATCTAATGGAAGATAAATTCCCTTAGAGGCTAATTCTATCATTTTTTTAGCACCAGACTTATTAATTATATAACACGCACAAGACCAGTCTTGATATGAAGAGCAAATATTTTCTGAAATATCCAGTCCAGTATTATACTTATGTCCTTCGCTTTCTGGATAAAATGCATGAAAGGCATCAAATTGCTCTGGTAGCTCTGTAATATATTTTTTAATATTATCTAAGAAGTTATCATACAATACAATATCATCTTCCATTAATATTAAATAGTCGTAGTCAAACTCTATAAAATTTTTCCAAGCCAACCAGTTACTGGCCCAAATACCAACTTCTCCATAACGCCAACCCTGTTTATTATCTAAGTTATATCCATTAGGATCTATATTAAAATCTGGATACTGCTCTTTAAATGTCATATATTCATCATACGATGATATTTTAATTGTGTCTGTATCTAATATTTTTATGCTTTTAAGAAGATTAGAATGAACATTTTCAACCAGTTTATTGCGTTCATGATCTCTTGATAAATGAAAAAGTTTATATGCTATATTCATCTTTTTTTACTAAATCCAAACTCTTGAACATATCTTTGTATGGTCATAGTTGATACACCACATTCTTGAGCTATTACTGTAATACTTTTTTTTTGAATTATATACCTACGATATAACCACGCTTTATTTTGATATAATTTCATCGCTTGGTCAACACCTCATTTGAATAATGAGCAATTCCAAATGAATCTGCTACATCAAAGTCTGATAAATTTAACTTATATTTATTATTAAAATAATCTACTGTTCTTTGTTTACGCATATTTCTTAATTGATTTTTATACCAAGAATCTGCGTATCCTGGATTTTTTAATCTTATTGCAGACTTTTCATCTTTTGTCGGATTTTTGTTACCAATATACGCCTGCCATGCGGATGGGCTAATTGTAATAACCTTAGCGCCAGTAGACATAAGCTCAGCAATAACAACTCCATAGACATAGGATAATTTTATCACAGCATCTGGGGATCTAACAAGGATTGCACCTTCAACTACAATATAATCTGACTTTAATTCATTTAACATTGCATTCATTTTAACCTTAGCATTATATATTTTTTCATATATATCTGCGCCAGTAAACTCTATCTTGCCCCATTTTAAAGGAATATTATTTTCCATTAAACAAAAAGCAACTGAGTTTGTAGATGCATCTATGCCTAAAACTCTATATGCTTTAGTTTTTTTTAAACTAGCTAAGGTCACCTAATATACTCCAAATTACTTTTTTGCTTTGATAATCAATATTTTTTTCGCAAGTTGAGCATATATTAGATTGATTATATCTACTTAATTTAGTTTTACAGTTCTTGCAAGTTCTATGTGCACCATTCTTAATAGCCTTTTTTTCATAATATTTTTCCATTATTCTACGGTTTGTGGCAATACGGCAGCATTCATCTGTACAATATTTTTGATTATGAGTTTTTGCATCAAACTCTTTAGCACATTCTTTATTTGAACAAATCATATCTTAGGGACCTCAAATGCTTCTATTTGCACCGTACCAGTTTCCATTGACCAACAGTCTTTTTTAATAGGACAATATTTACATGTAGATGTAGACTTTGTAAATGCCCTCATTGGCAGATCTCCATCTTTAAAATTATCCCAAACTTCACATAACCAAGTAAAGGTATCTTCAATTATCTTTGTATTTCTTTCATTCATTGAAACTGGAATAATTAATACTTCTTGAGTATTCTTATTCTCATATAAAAAGAATCCTTCTTTAGCTCCAGTTAATTTCATGTAGGTCAATAATTGAAGAAGATGATTTGCAGAAGGCTTCATTGTAGCCTGTCTTGTATCCCATACTTCTTGCTTAGCTGTTTTAATTTCACCTATAACTTCTTCGCCATTCCAATCTAATACAAGGTCTATAAAACCTCTAATTGGTGGGTACTCATTTTTAATTTCACGCTCTTCTTCTTTTAATTTTCCTGTAGAGTTAATTAGTTTTTGTAATCTTTCATGTGCTTGAGTTCCTTGAGCCATATTAGCAACTGCAATTGAATCATTCTCATCAATAAATCCAACACCACTAAAAGCTAGGTACCAGTATCTAGGACAATTTCCATGTCCATAACCAATAGTACTAGGACTAAATGATTTTTTAGTCATTGTTTGATCGCCACGTTTGGTGGCTAAGTATGCATCATCAAGCATTTTAGCAAATGACTCTGGATCAAAGTTGCCATTAACTTTTTTAAATTTTAAATTACTTACTATTTCTCTACCCATTATATCTGACAACATACTTGAGAGCATCTACAAGTTTGTCTATCGACTCCTTAACTGAATAATAAACATTTTTTTTATTATTATTCTCTGTTCCAGCCTTGTCTTTCATAATAGTAGAATATACTGATGCCATAACAGCAAATTTAGTAGACATTGCTTGTAATTCCATAATTAAATGTGGAGCTTTTGAAGACGGCACATCTGGATTCATTAATAATTTTACCACAATAGCCAGAGCTTTATCTAAATGCTCATCCTTCATAAATTCATGAAGGTCATTAAATTCTGTAATATCGCTGATTAGCTCAAGCGTATTCTTACTTTCCGTCATTTTCTAAATCCTTGCTGAGTTTAATAACATAATACTGAACATATACTCCTAATACATACCCAAGTCCTAAACCAAATGCAAAATTAACCACGCTTTACCTCTTTCTTTTTCTTTGTTTCATATGGACCAAGATCTGCTTTAACTGTACCATCTTTGCGTAGTCTTATAATCCTACCATTTTTAATAATAGTTGGATTAAAAGGTATTTTATTATTACTTCCCATTATGCTCCTCCCAGCAATTAATTAATTCTTCCAATATAGACCATTCAATAATTCCCAGTCTTACTTTTGCATCCTCACCAATAATTATTTTTAACGCTGGATGTATATCTCTGCTTACCTTAAATGTATCTGTGCATATTTTAGCCCAGACATCTTTATTTAAAGTAAATGAACGGGATGCTTCTTTATAATCTACAAGAAATTGATTCCATTTGGCATCACCCTTTTGATAATCTCCACGTCCACTATTTTTTTGAGCCTTAGCCCCATCACGTTTAACTTCAGATCTTTCTGACATTAAATATTTACCTTGTATTGATTATCATGTCCATCTGGACACTTCCAAGACATAATAAATGTTGATGGATCCCAAAATGCACTTTCTGCATCTTTATCGCATTTAGCACATGGCTTAGTTCCAGGAATTTCTTCCAATCCCTCTTTGTGAATAATTTCTGGTTTGTCAAAAAATTCTTTAAGATTTGGCATTGATCTCCTCAATTAATTTCTCAACAACATCTGGATTTTCTCTTAAGTAAGCTACTGCCTTAGCACGTCCTTGAAATCTTTCTTTATTGACTGTATACCAAGCGCCACCCTTTTCAACAATTCCATACATTTCTGCAATATCTAAAGTTTCTCCAACTTTATCTACTCCAAGAGATTCTCCTTGATAATAAAAATCATATTGTCCTGATAAGTTTGGTGGTCCAAGTTTATTATAATCAATAATCCAATTTACTGGTCTACCAACTCTTTGCTCAATAATTTTGTCTCCAACAGGAACTCCTGCTTTAATTGCATTAGCTTCCGCTTCAGAACTCCACAATTTAATAACAGTTGATGAGAAAAATTTAACAGCCATACCTCCTGTAGGAATATGAGAAGCATGCATAGATCCAAATTGATTTCTTTGTTGTGAAATAAGCACTAGTAATGTATTTTTATTTGCATAGTTTAACATCTTAACTGCATGTGTCATATCTTTTGCTTCTGCGCCGATTTGTTTTGTATCCTGCAAATCTTTCATTTCGTTGCCATCTTTTTCAAAATAAATTGCTGGCAGTAACGCTGATATGGAATCTACTACTATTAGATCTACTCCAGCTTCCATTAATTTTGTAGCAACATCAACCATATCATTAACTGTTTTGGCTGGTGAATAAATTAATTTAGAAGAATCTACGCCTAATTGTTCTGCCCATGATTGATCATACGATGCTTCAGCATCAATCCATGCACATGTCTTTCCTTCTTTTTGTGCAAGAGCAATCATTTGTAAACAAAAAGATGATTTACCAGCAGATTTATTTCCCCATACAAGGACCTGTCTTCCATAACCTAAACCACCACGCAATGCACTATTTAAACCAATGCTTGGCGTAAGCTGTTTATGTACTTGAATATCTTGTGCTGATTGCACTCTTGCTCTTGTTTTTGGATCTAATTTTGCTAATACATCATCTATTAAAATTGTCATTCTTCTACTTTCTCTATCTACTTATTATAGCATTAAAACAGGTTGCCGTGAAGCCTTGGTCGTTCTCTATTTATATTAATTTTTTTTTCTAATATTTCATCAAGACTATGAAGAATTTGATTTTCATTCCTCATTGCTGCATATACATCTAATAAACGAATAATAATATCCGCCATCTCTTCTACAATTTCTTCAGACCCCTTATTTTTGCGGATAGCTTCCAAAACCTCAGTAACTTCCGAATGTACAAGAGCAAGTTTATTGCCAATTTTGTCATGAGTATATTCTCCGTCCCAAAATCCTTTTTCTCTGGCTGTTTCATGAAGAATTGCAGAAAGTGCGTCTAGTCCATAATCGGTAACTAAACTATTCATTTGATTCTGATTCAACATTCTGATCAACATTTTGTTGTTCAACTTTATCCCTCAATTCAAAAATAAATGATGAAGTATTTTCATCATATTCAACATTTAAATTTTTATCTTCATTAGATGCATTTAAAAATACTTCTAAAGGAACTGATATCTTTTTTTGTGAATCTAAAATTGCCACTAAAATATTAGTAGCATTCATTGCTTGATATACTTCTGATGGGGTTTTGCTCATTTAACTTCCTTTATCATTAAGGTTCCATCATCTAATTTAGATAGAACTGGTTTACATTTCATACCTTCACGCATTTTGGCTAGTACTTTTGGATACATGGCTGGGAATGCGATAGCCCGTTTTAACTCTTTATTTTTATCTGTCATGACAATGTGTGCCATTGTTTTACCAGCTTTTGTTTTATATGGATTAAAATTAATAACCATCATTTCATCATCTTCCATATCGTATTCTTTTCGATATAAATAATCTACAAATAGATCTGAACCGTTAGGATCAATATCATTTACCTTAATATATCTAGCAATACGATTATCTCCTACAAGAATAAAATACATCTGTCCAGTTTCAATTTGAGTTTGCTCATGATGGAATAAACCAATTGATCCAGTTTCATCTACTAATTCTATACGTGCCCATCCAGTTCCACGCTTAATACTTTTTACCATACCAAACATTGGAAATGATCCAAGATCGTCAAAGTCTTGAATTGGTCTAGCCTGTGATTTAATTCGTGGTGGAATTGATTCTAAATTAAATGTAGGTATTCCTAGATATTCGTAGTAGTTTTCTTTTTCTTTACCGCTTCTGAGATTGTCGTCAAAAGCAGCACCACCAATAGCATTAAGAGCAGATACAGCCCTACTGTTAATGCCACTACCTTTGGCAGAGGCTTTTTGAACGAAATCGGCATACGTTTCATAAGGTCTTCTTTCTATAATTTTATTTGCAATACTATCTGAAATAAATTTAATTTCAGCCAATCCAAATTGAATAGCATTTTGTTTTAATGAGAAATATACATCTGATTCATTAATGTGTGGCAATAGTACTTTAAGGTTTAGGCGTTTAGCCTCAATTAAATATTCCGTCCTAGCATCTTTATCATTTTCATTTTTAAGAATTGAAAACATAAATTCAAGAGGGTAATACTTTTTAAGCCAAGCCGTATAATAACTAAGCATGGAATAAGCAACAGCGTGACTACGATTAAAAGAATAGCCTGCGTGAGCTTCGAAATCGTGCCATAACGATTCGGCTTTCTTTTTAGAAATGTGTTTTGAAGCCCCATCAATAAACTTATCTTTGAACTGGTCAAATTCTTTTGCATCTTTTTTCTTACCAATAATCTTGCGGACCTTATCAGCCTCTGACCAAGACATCCCTCCTAAGTGTACGCAAGCTTGCATAACTTGTTCCTGATATATAATAACACCATATGTGTTCTCGGTAAAAGGTTTCATAATTTCATGAACGTATTCTACATCTTCACGCCCATGTTTTCTATTAATATATGAAGCACCCACAGTATTCATAGCACCTGGACGAACTAGGGCATTGGAAGCAGCAAGATCTTCAAATTTATCCACACCCATTTTAATTAATAAATTTGTATATGGAGTTGCTTCAGCTTGAAATACACCTTTTGTATATCCTTCGCTTAATGTTTTATAAACTTCTGCATCATCTAAGGCCAAATTTGAAAGTACTATATCTTTGTTGTGTCTTTCCTTAACTGCTTTTAATGTATCAGAAATAACGGATAAAGTTTTTAATCCAAGAGCATCTAGTTTAATAAGACCAATATCTGCAACAGTATCCATGTCATAAGCAACAACTGGGATTCTTCCAGATACTTTATCCTGTGCATCTTCTCTTGATTCAATTGGAGCAAAATTTCTAATATCATCTTTTGCAACCACAACACCAGCAGCATGTACTCCAACGCTTCTAATTTTTCCACGCAATCTTTCAGCAAGCCATACTACCTCTGGGTATTTCATTCTAAATTCTTTTGTATTAGGTGATTCTATAAAATCTTCAAATGTATCAATTGATTTCATTGCACGATTTACATCTTGTAATGGAACCATAAATACACGAGCAGCATCTCTAATAACACCTTTATCTTTAAAATATGTATATGTTGAAATAGATGCTACATGCTTAAATTTCTTTTTAAGATAATCTTTAACCTCTTTGCGACGACGATCTTCAAAATCAGTATCAATATCTGGAAAGTCATTACGCTCAGGATTAATGAATCGGAAAAACAATAAATCATATTCAATTGGATCTACATCCGTAATTCCTAGGGCATAACAAACTAATGAACCTGCTGCAGAACCACGGCCAGGACCAACCATAATATTATTTTCTTTAGCCCAATTAATCATGTCTGCTACAACTAGGAAATATGAGGCAAAGCTTTTATCTTTAATAATCTCTAACTCTTCAACTAATCTTTGCTCATATATATCATTTCCCATCCATGATGACGTCAGATGTAGCCTTTCTAGGCCTTTAAAGGCCATTTCAGACAGTTTTTGATCAGCATTGGTCTTAGGTACTGGGAGTAGATCTAAACCCCTATTAAAGTCGTATTCTCCAATTTTTTCTGTTATTTCAATAGTATTATCGTAAATATCAGTTCTTGTAATTCCAGCATTATTAAAATCTAATTCAATTTCAGATCTGCTTTGAATAAATAAATTATAGTCTTGAAATGAAATACGACGATCAGGATAAAGATAGTTAAATCTATCCAACATATTATTCATATTTCTAGACATTTCAAAATCTGCTTCTTTGTCTGATTTAGGGGATGTAGATAATATAAGCATAGCTTCTTCTAATATCTTATCTTCACCCTTAGCAAAATGAGCATCTCCTGTAGCCACCGCTTTAATTCCAATCTTATCTGCTAATTCTAGAAGGGCAGAGTTGATCTCCACAGGGTTATGTGATTGCACTTCCACGTAAAAATCTTGTCCGAAAGTTTGTTTA